TGGCAAGGAATCGGGCCATTTGCGCGACGCAGGTGAAGAACAAGGATATATCCGCGTTGAAACTCAGCAAGGCATTAAGACGCTCAGACCAGGATAATTATTATGGCTAATACAGACGCACCGCATGGCTTTGACGCCCATGCGCCTTTTTATGGAATGGAAGAGTTTGAAACTGCCGCTGCTGAAGGCACTGATGTTTTTATTGGCGATGTCGTAGATGCACTGACCACCGGCTATATTAGTCCTGCCGCTGCTGATTCAAATATTATTGTTGGCATTGCTAACTCCTATCTGTCTAACAGCGCGGCTGGGAAAGTCAGGGTGCATTTTGATCCGCATCAAAGCTATTCTGTTCAATGTGCTTCCAGCACTACGCCAGCAGTTACTGATTATTTTGCCAATGCAAACCATGTAGCTGGAGCAGGAAGCACTACTACAAAAAAGTCAGGGCATGAGTTGGACCTAGGCACTGCCCTAAGCACTAGTGATTTAGGTTTTATGATTTTGGGTGCTTTCCCACAAGTAGGCAAAACCGCTACTACTGAACATGCCGAGTATAGAGTTCGGTTGAACGAACATGCTTTGCAGAAAGCCGGAGGAGTATAATGGCCAATATTATGGAAACCACCGGATGGTCGAACCATACCACACTGCGTGGTATCGATCTCATTATTTTCGATTGGCTCGACCAGCGGCCTCGCGTGGGCCGTCAGCTTTTCAATGTGCGCGAATCATCGCAGTATCAGGAAGACACACAGACCGTCGGCGGCGCAGGGCTTATGACGCAGATGGGAGAAGGCACTTCGCTTTCTTATGTGTCGCTCAGTGAGGGTTTTAAGCAGACTTTTACCCATCTGGACTACGGTAACGGTATGCGAATTACTCGTCGTCTACGTCGTGAAGACATGTATGGCACCACTGAGAATCAGGCGGCGGAGCTGGGCCGTATGGCCGCGGCGACGGAAGAAACCGTCCTTGCCGATCATTTTATCAACGGCTTTGACTCTTCCTATACCGGTGCCGATAGCGTGGAACTGTTCTCCTCGGCGCATGTGCGCGAAGACGGCTCGACTTACGCCAATGAACTGAGTTCGACCGCCGATCTTTCGGTGACGAGCTTGGAACAGGCGCTGATCGACTTCAGCGATATTCGTGACGGCGGCGGCAAGCGGGTCCAGGTGGAGCCGAAAATGCTGCTCGTACCCAAGGAGCTTCGTTTCGAGGCGCATCGATTGGTTAAATCGAGCAAGAACCCCGAAAACGATAGCAATGCATCCAATGCCCTCGAGGGCCTTTTGGATGTTACCGTGTGGAACTACCTCACCGATACCGATGCCTGGTTCATCCTGGCCGATAAATCGGACCATCAGCTCCTCCTTTACACCCGTGAAGAGCCCTGGACCGATTACGAGCAGGACTTTGAAACTAAGGATCAGAAGGTCAGTCTGATGTATGCCCAGAGCAGTGGGTGGGCCGATCCTCGTGGTATCTTTGGCGTGGAAGGTGTATAAGAGTAAAATTCCGCCGCATAGAAGGCATATGCGGTCCAAGTCAGGGAGGGGGGAGTAGCGCAAGCCAAACCCCCACTTATAATAGAAAGGTTTAGTTGTGGCTAATTTATTGAATGTTCATGGACAGTGGGTTAATACCGAGAAGCCTGGTGGCCAGGTGTTTTTCGTGGGCGGCGGCACGGTCGCGGTCAATGGGAAAGCGGCTTCGGACACAAACAATGGGCTTACCCCCCAGCAACCTCTTTCAACAATAGACGGCTCCGCAGGGGCGTTCGCTAAGGTTAAGGCCGGTAGGGGCGATACAATTGTTCTTTTGCCGGGTAACGTCACTATTAGCACGGCTATTGCGTTTGATACCGACGATGTCACTCTTACCGGATTTCCAAATCAAGGGAATGTCAATTCTTCCAGTATTACAGTTAATGCGGCAATCGACGGTATCAATGTCACCGGGGCCAACGCCATTATAGAAAACTTGCATTTTCCCGCAGGAACTTCGTATACAAATACATCTCGTATCGATGCAGGTGCCGCAGGCCTGACGGTGCGCGATTGCACTTTTGAGTGCGGCGCTTACGATTTGGAAACTATAACGATACCGGCGGCGGGTTTGCATACGACAATTGAAGGATGTCGTTTTTATGTAACGGCCAATAACCCCGATGCGGCTATAGAGATAGAAAACGCAGCGGCCCATTTCATCACCATAAGAAATAATGTTTTCCATGGCGGTAATAATACCAATGCATGGGATGGAGCCGCAATTAATTCAGGCGTTGCTCATTTGGATTGCCTTATTGATGGCAACATTAACACAGATGGGAATGCTATCAAGTTTACGGCGGCGGCAACGGGCATGATTAGTCGAAATCTTATGGGCTTAGGAACACTGGGGAGTATGTTGGATCCAGGGTCTTGCGCGTGTGCTGAAAACTATGAAGCCGATGCTATCAATGAAACAGCGCGAATCTTCCCTACATCTGCCGCTGCTGCTTAATAAAAGGGAGGGTTAAATGGCCGCGCCAACGCCAACTACATACAGTCGGCAAACGGGCAAATCCGGGTTCCTTGTTTGGAATGCCGTCTGGACCGACGGGAGTCAGCTTACTGATACCGTCGTTATCGATCTTTCGGCCCAAGCGGATAATTATACCAACTCTTTGACCATTGAGCGGATTCAATATCGGGTAACATCGGGTATTGAATTCAAGCTCGAGTTCGATGCAACGTCGGATCAGTTTCTCTACTCCTCAGTTTTAGGTAACGCCGATAGTGGCGATATCGATGCCACCTGGGGCGGTCGAGAAGGATGGGTCAAAACCGCCGCCGGCAGTACGGGTGATTTGATTTTATCTAGCACTTCAGCAGCAGATACCGATGAGATTACGTTGATCGTTTGGTATCGGGTTAGTTGAGGTGACTGATGGCTCGATCTATAGGCGAAACCGTTAATTCGGCGCTGAAGGTGATTGGTGAGCCCGAGGTAAGTTCCTTTACTTCGGGCAATATCCTCGAAGAAACACTCATTGAAGAAGCTAATATTGCGATTCGCGACATACTGGCGCGGCATCGCTTTGAATGGGGGTTAAAGCATACTACATTAACCACGACCGATGATGTTTCTACCGGATCCGTAAAGGTCACAAATGGATCCACCACGGTGGAATCCGTCGATTCTGACGGCGCTGCGGCGACGAATTTTACCAATTTAACCACTTCTATGTGGTTTCGGCGCACTTCGGATCAAACCTCTTACCAAATAGCCTCTATTAGTCTGGCAACCGGCGCTCATACTTTGACGCTGAGTAATTCCTATAAGGGGACTACGTCTACGGCCACGGGGTATCGGTGCTTTCAGGACACCTATTCTATAACAGATAGTGATCTAGACGAGATCCAGTTTATGACCTACGGCGATGCGACCACCTGGTGGCAGGGCCTATCGGGGTATAATGCGGATCGAGGTGTTCACAAGCGGAACTTTGCCGACTTGATGCAGATGTCGGGCGGTGATTTACACCGCGATTCATCGGGCAGACCGGCGTTTTACTCGTTGATTTCGGTCGATTCTTCGGACGATCCCCAGATCGTTCTGTGGCCCTTCCCTACCGACGATTACCTGATGGATGTTTGGTATAGCGTCCTTTACTCTGAAAACAGCACCTTTTCCACCAATATGTTCTCCGGCGACGCCCCTGCCATAGCCTATGATTTGGTGGGCCATCGAGTAAAATCGAGAGCATATCGATGGGACGAGATGCCAGCCCAGGCCGCGGAGGAAATGCGCCTGTATGAGCAGGGCATTGGCATATTGATCAAGCGAGAGAACGATTACCATCGCGATCAATCTATCAAGGTGGAAACCTACAGGGCCAATGTCCGGGGGCGTATGCCAGTACGCTCCAGTTGGTATTTCGACCATAAAGCGGCGCAGAGATAAGCCATGGCCGCGCCCACGCCTAAAACGTATACCCGACAGGTTAGCGGTTATGGGATTGCGATTTGGAATGCGGTATGGACCGATACCAACAATCTCACCGATTCAGTAGTTGTTGACCTATCTGCACAAACGGATGGTCGGACTAACACTTTGATCATAGACCGAATTCGATATCGGTGTACGGCCGGTATCGAATTCACGCTCGAGTTCGACGCAACCTCTGACGAGTTTTTGTATACCTCTGTTTTGGGCGATGTCGCCTGGATGGACCTCCAGTTTGATCCCCCCTTGGTTAAAACGGCAGCAGGAGCGACGGGCGATCTGGTCCTGACCTCTACCAGCGCCGCGGATACCGACGAGGTTTCTCTCATTGTAAATTATAGGGCGAACTGATGGCACGAGATGTAAAATACAATTTTGCCAACGGCATGTATCGACTCATTGAGCCCAATTCACCTGAATATCCCAACGGTGCGGCCTGGACCTTGTATAATATGGTCTACGAACGGGATTCCACTGAGCCCGAAAAGATG